TCTTATTTCTTCTCTTAGCCCTGACTCTATCCAGTATCGTAAGTGCCACGGATCTTACACTATCGTGGGCTGCCCCCACCTCGTTCACCGACGGGACGGCCATCCCGTCGACGACTGCTATTTCCTACAACGTCTACGGAGCGGTCCAAGGACAGCCTCTGGTGGTGCTACAGAGCGGGGTAACCGCGTTATCAAACGTGAGATCAAACGTAAGCGCCGGGACTCGATGCTACGCCGTCAGCGCGGTGGTGAACGGAAATGAGTCGGCGCAGACGGCGCCGATTTGTGTCACCGTGAACCCCCCACCGCCCGCAGCGCCAACGACTCTTACCTGTAGTGTGGTCGTGACTCTCGCTACGGGATCGGTAACGGGCGCGTGTAAGTCGCCGTAAATAGCCCTCTCCGAGCTTAGAATGGCACCCTAGGCTAGCCAGGGTGCCATTTTTATTGATCGTACCTAATTCTGCCGCACCTTTGGCAGATAGATTCACCACTAGTGAGCTTCTTGGTGATACCTCCGCACCAATGTAATAGGTGTCGGCTGAGGGCTCCCGAGCCGACGTCAGGTGGTGTGACCTTCCCTTTTCGTAGTAGCGCACTCGGCAGGGAAGGCATGCGCCCACTGCACGAGGAGGTAACCGAAGCGCGCACGATCATTTACTTACGGTATCCTGGGGTTCCTGGGAAGACTTCAGCAGTGGCCTGCTTGAACGCGCCACCGGCCGCTTCTCCAGCGCCGCTGCGTAATCGCTGTTCCACAACGGCTTGGAGTTCGCTGTTCGCGACCTTAGCCACCTCAAGTTCAATGTACTTCTCAAGGAAGTGCTGAGCTTTCTTAAGGTCTTGGATACCACCTTTCTTCCTCCATCTAACCACATACTTGGTGATCTGACCTTGGAAGTAGTCAAGATCGTGCTGGTGTACGAAGTCCCAGTGTTCCGTCTTGCCTGCTGCCTTATAGTGATCACCGCCAACCTGCACATCGTTTGCAGACATACCTATACACCCCTATAGTAAGCTCAGAAGTTACCGACTGCAACTTGAAAGCACGAAACTCCCGCTGCCCGCCACGCCTCTACCACACGGGCGCGGTCTTCCAGAACGAATATAGTACGGGGCAAGATTCCTTCTTCTCTTGCCCAGCCAACCTTCATAGTCGTATCCTGCTCCCTACAGTCATCAGGCCGAAGGATTAGATGCGTGAACGGTACTTCAAACTTTCGCAGCCACTTAAGAGTAGATGCTCTGGTACGTTCTATTCGTCCGGACATAATCCATATTTGCACATGGCGACGCCCGTACGTCTGTAGAAGATCTATGACGGCCATGTTTGGTTCGTCCTCCTCCACCGCGCTGTAGTATCCATCCCAATCTCGCACACCTCCCTTACGCAGGTACTTCTCAGCCCTATGATCGTCTAGGGCAATGGTCCCGTCAAGGTCCGAAATTATCACATCTTTAACCGACACGAACGTTTCTCCTCATAGCCCACTCTAGACATGCTAGCTGCCAATCTGGTGCCATAATTTTCTGTATTTGTCCGATCCTCTTATCGAAATCTTTCTCCAGGTAGGCTCTGAACATGGGTTCAGCCACGTCGTACATCCAGGATGTCTTGTATGTGCGCCCCGGCCCACTGGTGACGAATGTTTCACAGTCCGCGAGCAAATCTTCTACCTTTTCTTCGTTCTGTAGCAACGGGTGGGCAGACTGCATCGCATACACATCGTCTGTCCTATTCGTACACCAGATACGATCGAAATTCGGTAGGTTTTCGTACATGTGAAGATTCTGGGTGAAGACCCTGTACGTTCCCACAGGTACCCCGATGCCGTGTGCTAGAAGTTCCTGCAGATACGTCATATGGACGACGTTGGCCCCGAGCATACCCCAGATAAGGTCGTTACTGCGGTTGCACACCGTCATGTCCAGCGCACCCTGGGATACACGAAGGTAGATGTGGGTGTTGCAGGGAACATCTCTCGCGGGGACTCCAAGATCGGCGCCGGGGTCCCACATGCCGATCATGGCTCTCCTATCGTTCTTATTTTCCCGCAGCAGCTCCACACAACGTAGGATCTGATCGATTCCGAAGTGCTTCCGCCACCTGAATCCGTACGCACCGTAGACTATACCGCTGTCTTCCGCATAATTGATGTACTTGCTGTTGAACTGCAGCAGCCAGTCGACTCTAGACCTACCTGAGAACATCCATATGGTTTCCATCACATGGAAGAAGTGGTTAGCGTCTCGGTCGGGGTCCGATATGACCCTCTGTAACGGCGATCTGATCTGTAGGACCGTCGGCTCTTGGAGAGTCCTTACGGGGCCATTCCGGCTCTCTTCCCGAACTGATGCCTGGCGCATCGCCCACAGTGCTTCCTCGTACGCTTGCGGCGCGTTGGATCCCGAAATAATATTCATGCTTTGCCTCTAATACTCTTAAGTCGTTTGCCGCGTCGGAAACCCCGTGCCAGTCTCCCTCGTCTACCTTATCCAGCAGGTAGAGAATAAGATGCTGTCGCTTAAGTTCCAGGGTAGCTACGTTTTGATCTTCCGGTCCCATTTTTCACTCTCATGTACTTGTCAAATTCGCACAAACAATTCTGTAGGTCCTGATTGCAGAATCTTGGTATCTTATACTCATGCGAACATTTCTCTTCTAGAGAATCGCAGTCACATTTTTCAAGGTTGTTGTCTACGTACCTCCTTATCTTATCCAATGCCGCCCTAAATGTCACCGGTGTGATTCCAATCGGCTCTCCGTAGAAAAACCAGCTTGCTCCTCTAACACTTCCCGGCCCATGAGCTGCGAAAGTCCACCAATCATCAGCCTCCCTCAGCTGGTGCCCCGGAGTATTCTTAAGGTCGGCTACTATCTGTGCTGCTAAGAAAGACCCAACACCTTCGATCGCCTGCAGCACTCCATACCACTCCTGGCATGTGGGGGGCGGGCCAGCCTTTTCGCAGGCTCGGAGCACCTCGAGGGCGCTTCCAAGCACATTATCGCACAGGTAGGTGGCCTTGGGCATGGGTATGCCGTGAGTCGTTATAACGTAAGCGTTTCCCCAGACGGTCTTGCCTTCTTCGGCAAGCTTTTCGAGCTTGGCGAGCAGGTCTGTTGGGTCGTGGAATGGCTGGAAGCCGACGTACTGGAGGGACTCTGGCCTGTTAAGAAACCTAGCAAGAAGCACATTATACTCAAACATGTCATGGTCAACATGAGGTGAGTAATACTCACGGATCCACTTCGTAACCTTGTCATCTTCCCTCCTCACGTTGCAGAAATAAGTGGTCTGGAAAACAGGGTCTTCAGACCACGGTTTCGGCGCCATATTTTTCTTCTTGAGAAGAACCTCATAACGTTCCCGAATCCAGTACAGCAAAAGCTCAGGTGGCGACATTTCCGATGACATCTTGTACCTCCTTATCAGGTGAGGCGGCTCGTCCTTCTTTCCACTCTACTCCTGCTCTGTAAAGCTGCTTCCACTGGCAGGTGTAATCGTACCGAACTTCTCCCATCCACTTGGCAACTTTTGGTCGGCGTTCAACGCTCTTAACGTATCCTGGAAAGCGCGCCGCCAGATAATCGACCGCAGCGCGTTGCATATCAGGAGTGCGATAAATGCTACACCCGCCAGGAGCCTGACAAGGCCCATGGTCTTGAAAGAAGGTGGTGAGTATAGCATTAGGTTGACCGCGAGCAAGCAGAGTACAGCTAAGAACGACGTCAGCAAGAATGGGATACTGATCCACTTTGACTTTTCCAATTAGACTCCTATTTATCCCCTGAATGCAGATAATACGACCGTTGGTTACGAAGGGCCACTTCGCATTCTGGCCCATTTGCCTAGGATGTACGCCGACCAGGGGAAATGTATTGAGATTCTCCTCTATAAACTCGAAATTCCCCACCATCTGGCTAGGGTCAGTGATGCTTATCAGGGAATTGGGCCTGTCCGGGTCCGACTTCGCACTAAATACGAGATCGTCATCCAGAATTACAGCTTTGTCGTTCAAATCCGTCCGCCCGGCTGCGTTCGGGCAGCCGTCCAAGATCCACTGCACCTTCTGGCTGTAGTTCGTCACCCAGTCGGGCGCCTGTTCCACGACTACAAGAGGATTGCAGGACTGATACTCGTTCTTTTCCCCTCTACTGCAGATAATAGCAGTTCTTTCCCTCCATTCCTTCGGAATCCACTTCAGCGTGTTCACCTTGCCCGCACGCCCTCGGGACATGATATAGAGGATCATTATTCGTACTCAAATGGAATAAATGCGTACTTCCCTCTAAGCCTCTTGTACGACACGGTGGGTTCATATT